ATCAAGTCACGGTAGAACTGTTCTCTAAGAAGGTCGTTGGATGGAATCCGCATTATTTCTTCAGACTTAGGTTTTCATGGTCGGCAGTATAACTAGCCATCTTAGGTCCAGTCAAATTTCCCATAGAGTTAGGCATTACTGATACAACCTCTGTTTCTTTGCCAAGTTGAGGACCAACGGGTCTATTAAATCTTCCAGACAAGGCAGACTTCATATCCACGCCTCCACCACCGCCCCAAATAGCAGCATCTCTAGGCTGCGGTTCTCTTGGACGCTCTGCGGCAATCTTAGCTTCTTTCTCAAGTTGACGCTTAGAAGTTTTATTTTTACGAGTAAAGAATCCCGCTTGGTTCTCGCCTTCACGGGTAGACTTGATGTTGGTCATGTCAAAGTCCATAGCCAATTGCTTGACTGTTTTGTCGTTCTTCTTGGTCGTATCCGAGATAAGTCCCGGAGCTTGCAAGAAGACAACATAGACTTCCTCTGAACAGTTCTTCATTGGGCATTTCGCCTCCATACTCTCAAAGTATCCGTGTTTGTCGCATTTATAGTCTTTTAGCACAGCCATAGTTATCCCCTTTCAAGTGCTTCATCTAAGGTCTGACCTGAGTAATCACCGCGATTGCTCACCCCTACCTTAATTCTTATCTCCCCATTGACTAGGTGTAAACCCGTTGTACGGGCTAGTCGGGGCTTTGGTTCGCGTCTGTATTCAACGAACCGTGTCTTGTCTCTGTTTTGCATGACGGCTACTTCGCCTTTTTGCCATGATTGATAGCCTTTGTTGACTCGTATCTGCATATATTCGGTCAGAGTGCGTGTGCGAAAAAAGAAGACATCAAGTAAATGGTCTTTGTCAACACCACACAGCTCGGCAAAAAGCCTGATAGATATGCCTCTGTTTTGGTCTTTGATAAAGCGTTTTATGACTCTTAGGAGTTCACGCTTGGGTAAGACATTACTGACCATATACGCCAATCCTCTTGAGGTAGTCTGAGACATTGCGCCCGACAGCCACTTCTTCAGGGGTCTTGTCTTCTAAAGCTCTAGAGACTTGTCGGCTAATCTTCATGCTGATGAGGCGAGGTTGTAGTTGCTCGGCATAGGCGGCTGCCGCCAGAGCAGAGGCTATGACCCTATCGTCCTTGTTGCGTCCAGAAGCAGAGATAGAGCCGCCCTCACGGGTAATGGTCTTCATCTCTTCCAAGGTGTCCATGTCGTAGACAGCCATCATTCCGCGCTCAAAGTAATCTTTCATGTAAGACAACATACGCTCTTTGGTTTGTACTGTTGTCAGCCAACCGATAGAGTTGGACATTCCCCCCATCGTGTCGTTTCTGCGCCAGATGTAATTGGACATTGAGCCATAGACATCCATGAGGTGTCTGCCCATGTCACCAGCCATAGCAGCCGCTTGGCGTTTTAAGTTCTTGAGTTCATTGATGACCGCTTGCCCCGGTCCATTGACTTCGAGGTTAAGCGTTGAGTTCTTGTATGCGCCAGCAAGGTGGGCTATGACCCAAGCAAACTGATAGGTGTTAAGTTCAGAAGTGGCAAAAGCAGCTACTTGCTCCATGCCGTCCGAGTAGCAACGATAGACCTGAATACAAAAGCGGTCAGCCCAGTCGCTTGACCCGTAAGCAGGGTCAGCCCCAATGACGTAGAAGGCGGTGTCTACCGGCTCTTCCCATATCTTTAGGGTACACAAGCGCTCGGTTGACTTGACTACTTGGGTGTCTTGGAAGTTAGCGCCAAAGACGTAGCGATAACAATCATAGGAGAGCTTCTTAGAAATCTTGGCTGCATCTGTGCAACGGGATATGGAGAAGAAGCTAGTGCCGGTCATCACAAAGGCATAGTCCTCTGTGGGTGGGAACTCTTGGTACATCAAGGATTCGTCTTTGATACCTTCGAGCATCTTCCAGCGCCACCAAGCCATCTGTCTTGAGTTGACCTCAAAGTTGTACAGCTTTTTAATGTCCCGTGTCCACTCTTTCTCTTCGGTGGTAAGTTTGCCGTCCCAATAAACTTTGTAGATGTCTGAGTCTGGGTCAGCAGAGTAGAACTCATTGCGCCACCAGCCACAAAAGATTGCCTTCTGAGTACGCGCCCGTTTAGCAGTAACGTACATCTCATGGAACATATTGAAGCCACGGGCAGTAGATTCAAAGATATAGAGTCTCTCAGGGTTTGTCTCAGCAAGAGAGGCTAGTAGGGAAGCCAGACCTTCCTCGTCACCCCAAGAAGATGTTTCTGTGCCGTGAAGAAATGTGATGCCTTTTCCGCGTCCGAGAGAACCTTTGGCTCTAAGTCCCGCGACTTGGTAGAAGATGCGACTTCTGTTTTTGAGAGACAGAGAGTTTCTGTTGTGGGCAAGCATGGGGATTTTGTACTCTTTTGGGAGTCCATCCATGTATGCACCGAGTGTTCCTCTGAACATATCTCGGTTTTCTTCGGTATCTGTAACAAGTGTGCCTCCAAGACCAGCGTTAGTGAAATGCCAATAAAGGTCTAGCGCAAGGCTGATTGTTGTAATCCCTAACTGTCTACCCTTCAAAATAACAAAGAAGTGAACCCCGTTAGCCAAGCCAGAGGAGATTTCTTCCATGACATAGGTCTGTGAGCCAAGGAGTTGGTCCATGTTTCTAAGACCTTGCTCCTTAGTCTCAATTTTAAGTTGAGCGCAGAATTTGTAGAACTGCTGAAGGTTAAATTTCATTGGGTAACCCAAGGCAGTTTGCCGTTGTACTTCTCAAGCATGATTTTGTTACCCTGTTCAAAGAACGCCTTGTTAGAAGATGTCTCATTGCCACCAAGACGAAAACAGTTGGTGTGTTGACCAGAGGAAGCAAAGTTCGGATAGAACCGCTTGGCAGCGTCATAGAACACCCTATCTGGACCAAACCCTCTGTGGTTATAGGCATTGGCTAGGTTGCAGTAAGCCTGTGTTCTCATGGCTATTGAGCCAGTAGGGGCAAACCCCACTCCTGTGTTGTATGAAGGGTGAAGTTCGCCAAGACATTCACACACATCGTCAAACAAGAAGTTTGCATCCCTGTGATAGACCGACATCAGGCTATATGCCCAGTCTTTTCCATCCTCGATGATGCTCATCAAGGATTCAACATGGTTAGGTTTAAACCAATCATCGTCTGGCAACATGAACAGCACATCCTCGTTAACCAGATATGGCGCAGCAGCAAAGAGTCTTCTGCCCTCTAGCCCAAGTCCTCCGATACGCCCATCCCAGTATGAGACAGAGCGCTTGGCAGAGCAGTATCTTTTACGCATGGCAAGGTAGTCGTTAAAAGACACGATAGCATCTGTAACGATATGGTGCATGGCAACTGGGTAGGTCTGTGCCTCAATACTCTCAACGCACTTTTCTAGCTCCTCTCTTCCAGAGGTTACCGTTACCACGGCTGCTGTTAATGTCATTTGTATCCCCTAGTTCCCAATGAATGATGTCCCCGGCAGCCGACTTGTTCCTTGCAACATTAAGTAGCTCCTTCACAGTTATGGGCGAATACTGCGATTTCCACCTATCGACTAAGGCAATCTTGCTCTTCTTAGTCCTGCAAGCCAAGGCAGCCTTAATCTCCCCTTGAAGCCACCTTCTACTCTCCAATAACTGCTGTTCAATGGATAGGTTCGTATTGCTCAAGTTGTGACCGCACCTTCTCCATCTCCCCTTGTGCCATTTGCATAAGACGAGCAGACTCAGTATGCACACGCATAAGCTCATGAAACAGTTCAGCATGGCTCATGGCATACACACGCTCCATGTAAGCCTTCTTCATGTCTTCAGCAGCCATAGGCATCATGGCGTTATGACCGTTTACTAAGCCGTTCTCCATACCCTAACTCCTTCCTTCTCGCATCTAGCGATAAATTTACGTTCCAACTTCTTCCCAGTCCGGTAGTTGTTGTTACAAACCACTTGCAACTTCCCACCGTCAACAAAGAAACTGTCCCCTACCTCCATCACCTTGTACGGATACCGCCGCTTATCAGGTGGCACAGGCACATCTTTACTTACTTCCATGCTAATCATTTGCATCCCCCTATCCATGTTGGGCAGTATAGACAAAAAAAAGCCC